GTAGTTCTGTCCGGGAACTAATGATGTCTCATCAACATCAAAAACCATGTTACCTGCTAACGACAGGTTGTCTATTGCCATACGAACATGCCCATTCATTAACATCTGAGCATCTTCCATGTTCTCTGGAATACCAATACCCCAGATTTGATATGGACTTATTTCATATGGAAATACTTGAAAGGGCATACGCATAGGTACAAAAGGATTTGCTACAGCTCTTATTATCTGATTTCCACAGATCCAAACATTTACTTGTGCTTGGCTTAAACTGTCTACATTATTACTTTCAGCACCTACTTCGTCCATAAATTTTGAATCTACGCAACCCCAATATTCTAAAACTTCAAATCTATCATATGTACTAGATTGAGTTTGTTCTTCGTCTCTTATAATACTTTCATAATATTTATCTTGATAATTACCACCGCCCATTAATACTTCACGGATAGCGTCTGCGTTAAACATAGGCATATCCATTAAGTTTTTAAGTTGTGTTCTATTCATTTTATGTCTTTGTATTACATAATCAGAATCTTCTATATTTGTTGCTATAGGATCTGGGTAGAGATCCCAACAAGATACAGATTCTACTTTAGGTATATCTTTGTAGTAAGGTGCATATTCTTTTTCGCCATTCTCTCCAACTTTTTCCCATTTGTGTATAGTTTTGGTATGTGTAAAAGGGCCTTTTACTATGCCTGTACCTAATAGTACTGATTCAAATATAGAATTTCTTAATGTGGTCGAAGCGTTAGTGTTTATTAGTTGATCATGGATTATCTTTTCCATTCTCAAAGCTGCCTCTTGTGCTGGAGATATTTGCGGTTCTCCTGTTCTAGATCTTCCTTCTGCAATAGGTGCACCTTCAAACTCTGGAGCTAAACCTCCTAAATAATCTAAGTTAGGCTCTGTTGCTTGTGTAGCACCCGGTGGCATATCTCTACCATCACCTTTATATCCATAAGGATCTGCAGGAGAGATTTCATCAAGAGGAGTTTCCATATGAGCAAACTTTGCTATGCCTTCAGGCACAGGAGTAGATTCTACAGTAAGAGGAAATTTCTTATTAGCAAATAAGATATCTACAATTTGTCCGTAGGCAGCAAGAACTTTAGTTTTGGTTATCTTTATAAATACTTTTGATTTCTCAGTTGTTGTATACTGAGTAGTACTATCATAAATACCACGAAAGTTTTTATAAGCTCTTAACCATCTCTCTTCGTGTACTTGCCTACCGTCTTCTGCTTCCCGTTGTTTTTCTTGTATATAACCAACAAGTCCGGGAGCATCTTCAGAGGACATATCTACTGATACATCTACAGGTTCATCCATAATCTATCCTAAGTTTATTTTACTTTTGGTGTCTGGCCCATAATATAACCAGCTTGTTTCATATGCTCGCTACCAGAAGCTGATTTAGAATCTTCAGTTTGTTTAAATGCTCCTGAATTTTCTCCCATTAATGTAGAATCTAACTTCTCTCTAAAAAGTTTTTCACCTACGTCACTCATTGCTCCTTGTTTACTCATCTGACCCATAATGTAGCCTGATTTGTATGCATTTTTATTACCGTATGGCATGTTTAGTCTCCTTCTTTAGTTGTTAAAAATTAATTACGCCCCAAATCCTTCGGGGAACACTCCTTGCATCTGCTCTTCTTGTTCGTCTTTCTTGAACTCTTTTTTAATCTTATCTTGTTCTTGTTCGTATGCTTGATCTCTTTTAAAAGTAGTTTCCATTTGTTCATACAATTCTGGATCTCTTTCACGCATTAACTGCTCATCTTCACCAGTTAAAATATTATCAGTCCCGGGATATTTAAGCCCTTGGCCTCTTCCTCCTATGTAACCGGGTTCCATTCCTATAGGAGCAACAGCACTAACAAAATCTCCTGCTCTACTTTCGTTTGAAAACATTGTTCCAGCCGTGCCAAAAGCAACACCACCAATAAGTGAACCTAATTTACCTTTACCTTTTAAACTTTTAGTATATTCTCTAAGGGTCATTCCTAATTCTTTAGCCTTTTTCATTTTTTCTACTAATTTATCGTTTACCAAATTTTCATCTACAACTATAGGTTTTTTATTTTTAGCTGTACTTTTGTAAAAAAATTCTCTTTGTTGAATAGCTTCTACCTGTTTCACTATCTCATCATTAGTTCCTTGAAAATCCATTTTTTTACCATCTGCTAACTTTCCCATGTAACTTGCACGTAGTGCATCATCTAGTTCTTTTTCACCTGTAATTACATTTACTTTTGATTGTGTCTCTGCATTAGACGACACATTAGTTGAAATAGCTTTAATCTTTTTTTTAGTCTGTTCAGATGGTTTTTTATTAGGATTTTCATTACTATTAATTTCTGTGTACACCTTATCTAAACCTTTTATTTGTGTATCATCTATTCCTAGTGATGCAGCAAGAACTTTTACTGATAATTTACCTTCAGAATCTGTAGCACCCATAGCCTCGGCAAAGAACTTTTCAAATTCACTCATTATATCACCAGTTTGTAATATAGAAGTGCCTTGTTTTATAACAGCGTAGTGATCTCGCATAATTTTAGCAATTAAATCATTAGAAGCATCCATTCCTGCTTTTGTATTATTATGTCCCAATAGTTGATCAGCGTACTTATAGTATAAAGTTTTCATTTCTATATCATCAACTTTGTCAGCCATTTCATTAATAACAGTAGAAGCAAATATTCTTCTTAAATCTGTATACCCTTTTAAATCTCTTCCCATCATTGCTTTTGTTTCAGGTTCTATATTTTTATAAACAATGTTATTTAAAGTGTCTACAAGTTTTGATTTATTTATTTTAAAAAGATCTCCTTTTGTATTACTATGCATATAATTTAAAATAGCTTCTGATAAAGGGCCTACTTTAGTTGTAGGAGGTAAAAGTTTTCTCCCTCCCTTTTTTGTAAACCCTGTTCTGTCTGAAGGGTTAACAATTTCTTTTGTTTCAGGATCATAAAAAGGAACGTATTCTGTAGGGCCGTATCTAGTAGCATTTACTTCACTATTACTCATGTTAACTAGAGCCTCTCCCCTCTGACCAAACATAGCAATTAATATAGCCGCTTTCATATTAACATCTTTTATTTGTGCTATATTATTTAACATTCTATTTAATACTTTCTTAGAATCTATTTCTTTTAAAACACGAGTACCTTTTCTTATGTTTTTTCCTTTAGGCTCTTGGTATACTTCTCCTTGTTTAAATTTAGTTATTTGTTTTTGTGTAGGAGTCCATATATTAGCTTTTGTATTACTAATTCCCCTATCAAACAAATCTTCTAATTCTGTTATTTTTAAATCTAAAGGATCGTTAATACCGGGTTTATCTTTTGCTATACCACTAGTTAACTTGTTAATATCGCTTATTAAACCACTTAGAGTATTTGTTGTTTTTAAAGATTTAGTGCTTTCATCATATACTTGAGATTGAAAATTATTTTGGAAAGCATTTATTTTTTTAGCCATCCTAGGAAAGTCTTCTTCTATTACTTTAGAATCCATTTTAAAAAGAACACCTTCTCTATATAATCTAGCAATTATACCATCACGAACAGTGGCTGTTCCTTTTTTAAATCTAGTTCTTAATTGTTCTATAGTAGGCACCTTACCTTCTGGGCCCAGAGCTGTTATTACCTTTTCCCACTCATCAGCTATTTGAGGAGTTCTTTTCATTCCTGTATCTCTTATTGTAATATCTTGTACCATCTATTAATATCCAAATACTTGATCTTGTGGTTCATATCGCTGCGTTTGCTTCATCATCCTATGTGGAGTGTGAACGTTCATCAAAGTCCTACTCATTACCATATACCTCAACGCATCATACGCATGGTCTTCAGCCTTTGTATCCACATCTTCAGGATTGGTTTTAGATATGGGTAGTGTAGGTAGAGTCCTGACTGTATTGTTGCACGTAGAAAAAAAGCGAACCCTAGGATTACCTCTGTCATCGCANGCCAATCTCCTGTGCACTTCTATCTTTCCGGCTATTCTGTGTCTGTCTGCAGGTATCCACCTAGCTCCCCTTTTTATCATAGTTTCTGCTATCGAAGGCCCTAAACCCGTTTTATTCCAACAGGATGAGTCTAATGTAGTTAATTGCATAGGAGGATCGTCTCTTTCCATCTCTACAATCATATCTCCTAATCTTTCTCCTGTGTAGCCCTTTACATACAGTTCTCTATAGATCCAGATGTTATTATCCCAATCTATTGCACCCCAGAGGATACAAGATGGTGAAGCATACCCATAATCGCCTGATCTTATCCTCGACCAGCCTATAGGAACCTCAAAAGGCTCTACAACATGTGTTGCACGGCTAAATTCAGTGAAGGCAGAGCCGTCTGCTACGTCCCAATCACCTTCTAGTAATCTTTTTCTCTCTATTTCTGGTAGAGACATCAACATCGCCTCATATTGACCGTCTTCGAACAAGTAAGGGTTGTCTGTTAGCCTTGCAGGTACAAATTTACGTAAGAATANAGGGTCTCCTGCNTTANNATGGTTAACAGGGTACTTCAAAGTCTTACCAGTATCAAAATCCTTAGCCCAAAACGGGTCATCTGGTGGATTAGGGTCTAAATACATCTTCTTGACCCACCATCCACCTACTCCTCCCGGGTTTGCAGTACATCTCATGTACATTCCTAGTTGTGGATCAGTAGTTCTAAGTCTAGAACGTAGGTAATTCCACACGTATGGTGTAGGGTAGTTAGTTATTTCGTCTATTCCTATCCAATTGAACGCTTGTCCTTGGTATCTAGTAACATCCCTATCGTCATCTACGTAAGAAAACCATATCCTAGCCCCTGAAGGGAACTCCCAAGTGGACTTAGCCTCCTTGAATACAGCTCCGGGGAATGCTTTTGGATAGAGTTGCTTACTTTTGTCTATCAATTCTGTTAATTCGGCTAGTGTTCTTCTTAACAACAAGCCTCTGTGGTTAGAGTTCGATGCGTCTCTGAGTACATCCGCTAATAATGCATACGATTTACCACCTCCTGCAGCTCCTCCATAAAGAACGTCTCTTTCGGGTGACTCTAAGAATGTAGTCTGTGGGCCTTCGTTGGCCTTGAACACTACATCATGGTGCTGTAAATGCTCCCTTACAGCTCGAGGCACCCTTTTTAAGTCTTCGCTAGTAACGACAGACTTAGATCGTCCCTTTAGAGCATTGTCCACTTTGACAGCAGATTCTTTTGCTAAGGTAACAGATCTTCTAGCTCTCTTCGCTTGTTCCGTTAGCTTCTCTGCTTTTCTTTTCTTCTCTGAAAGCTGTCTTTGAGTTGCAAGTCTAGCTTTCATTTTTCTCGACCAAGTGTAGCTCGTCTTAGCTTCTCCTTCTTTCTTAGGAGGCCTACCTCTTTTTGGTTTGTTCAGTTCTTCAGTCATTCTTATCTAAATGTACCCCTAGTTTCATTCTCTTAGTCAGACCCGGGTTTGATATTTTCCTACCCGATGCTGTTGACAGCCATCTGGCTGCCTTTGCTGCTCCACAGTTTGTTACATAATCAAAAGCTGTGTTTAGTAATTCCAGTTCCTTCTCTATCGGGATGTATTCTTTTCCATCCTCTGATAGTTCGTATCCAAATGGTATGGTTGATGTTGTTCTTTTCAATTACTTCTTCTTTTTCATATGAGCCTTTCCTCCGCTCATCATTTTCTTCTTCATCATCATACCGCCACCCATCATCTTCTTTTTCTTAGCCATACCACCGTATGCTTTTTTATTCTTCATCATTTTAAAATCTTCACCGTCTATCTTACCGTTTTTATTCTTATCTAGCTTTGATTGGCCTCCTATTAATTTACCACCCGCTTTCATCTTTTTCTTAGCCATACCACCGTATGCTTTTTTCTTCATAAGCGGATCTGAACCATCCTTGTTCATCATTCTACTTTTTACTGGCGATTTATTTGTTTTAGGTCTGTCGCTCATTGCTTTCATTCTTCCAATAGGTTTACTTTCTTGTCGTTCTTTTGATATACCAAGAGCCCTTGCAATTAACGCAATATCTCTTTCAGAAATAGTTCTACCTTTTGCTCTTCCCATAATAGCTTTATCCTTGTCAGAAATAGTTCTACCAGAACCGGCTTTCTTCTTAGGCTTATACCTTTCGGCATTGTTTCTTTTATCTTTTGGTATTTTTAGTGTTGACATGTTACTTCCTTTATTAGTTACTTACAGTACAGGTTAATTGTTCAGGACAGTTCTTGTTGTAAGTAGAAAATGTGAAACTGTCCTTGTTTGGATATCTATATCTACAGTGTAGACCTACTATTTCGTTCTTATTATTTCTCATCGGTTTATACTCTGCAAGTTTACAACTGATGTATCTCTCATGTTTAGGAAACCTATGTTTAAACATACTAGCATGTGCCTGATCGTATCCTTCATTTAAACAGATAGTATAGCCGGTTTTAAACTCCTCACACAAATCGTGTGCCCTTGCTTTACTTGCTATAGCCGAAGCTACCCAAACCATA